GGCCCATTAGCTTTCTCCTCCAGGTACTTTCTAATAAAGACCATGTCTCTCATATACCTCTCGATAGTCATTGGACTTCTGTCGATACTTTCCAAATAGTCATTAAACCTTTCACAGGCTTCACCTAGTAGCATCTTATGCACTCCTTTCCAAATATTTTCTAGTATCATAGGAAGAAACTCTTCTCCTATTAGTGTCACATGTTACCTCTGAACCCGCATATTATCAAGCATTATAAGGGTTTAAGAGCCCATATTGATATGATTTTAATAGCACCTAAAAAGAGAGAAGAAGCTGCATCTAAAAGACATCTTTTCAGACCGAATAATTCTCTTTCTAAGGGTTCAACTTCAATTATCCTCATAAAAAAACACCTCCTACCTGGTAGCCACGGCAAGAGGTGAAATCTGATGTTTTAACTAATCTTTCTTATAAAATTCGCATTCATAACCATCGGTATCAAGAAGCAACCCCTTTGCCCAGGGAGGGACTCTACTCATCTGCTGGCATACCGTATCAAGTGACATGCTTTGATCTGCCTCAATAATAACCTCATCATGCACATGAGCCACAATGCGGTAAGAGCTTAGAGTCTTTATGGCATGCATCAAAATATCACGAGAGATTGCTTGGACAATATTTTCTACAAACTTAGGCCCATAGCTTTCAAGTCGATCCCATTTTTTAGTAGCACCGACACCTTCGTAAGTGACCGATTCACCACCGAAGATATTCTCACCAATCTTTGGTTTAACATAGGCAAGCTGCCTACCAGAAGGAAGAACGATAAAGAGTATTCCACCCCTGTAATGAAACTTAATATTTTGTATTTCTTGAGATTGCTTTTCTTTGATGCACTTCTTAGCTGCTCTATCCACATCCCACCAGAATTTTACGATGTACGGATTGGCCTGCCTCCAGGCATTAACTAGGGGTTTTAATTCTTCCTCCTCAAGGCCCATATCCAGTGCGCCCATAGCCTTTAAAGCTCCCACTGATCCACCATAACCTAAGGCCAGTTCTGCGATCTTGCCTTTCTGTCTTAAATGCCCATTCACACCGTGCTTTTCTACGGGGACATTAAACATCTGTGATGCGGATGCACAATAAATATCACCGCCGCTTGCAAATACTTCACTTCTCCAATCTTCACCTGCAAGCCATGACAGCACACGAGCCTCAATGGCAGAAAAGTCAGCAACAATAAACTTACATCCTTTCTTTGGCACAAAAGCTGTCCGAATAAGCTGTGAAAGAGTATCAGGTATATCTTCATATAGCATTTCGAGAACTTCAGAATCACCACTTTTTACGATGCCTCGTGCCTCTTTTAAATCCTGCATATGGTTTTGAGGTAAGTTCTGCAGCTGCACTATTTTTGAGCTGAAGCGTCCTGTCCGATTGGCGCCCAGAAAAGTAAACATGCCACGAATCCTGCCATCACTGCAGACTGCATTTTCCATTGCAGAATATTTCTTAACAGATGACTTTGCCAGTTGCTGACGGAGTTTAAGCACTTCAGCCAAATGCTCTGGTGCGTCTTTTAATAGCTCTGCTACTGCTTTTTTACCAAGCGTATCTGTTTCCACACCATTATCAGAGAGCCAGCCTTTCATCTGTTGCACTGAGTTTGGATTATCAAGTTCTGTTACCTTCTGCATCTGATCCATCAGCTTGGTGCGTGACATCTCATCCATAGTAATGGCCTGTTTTACAAAGTCCATATCTACCTTTATGCCTCGATCATTGATTTCCTGATCAAGATGGTATTCATGCCATATTTCATCCGGGACAGGAAACTTACTAAGCCTCTTTTGTATCTCAACTTCCGTTTCAACATCTCGCTTGTTATAATCCTTAAAACTCTGCCATTTCTCCTCATCGTCATCTGGCAGATTACGAGTTCTTCCACCGTTTGTTTTGGTACGCCTACATGGTACACAAAAATTTCTAATAAGATCTCTACCTTCTGTCAGCTTCTGTTTTTCAAGACCAAGGACTGCACCCACACCTACTAAGGATAAGGGAAGCCCCATATAGGCAGACCATACCATTGAGCATTTCCATGAGGATGGATTTAGATATTCTCCAAAAGGGTGTCCAAGATATCTGGATAGACAGACACGCTCAAACTGAGCATTAAAAGCCCACTTGGTTACTTTTTCATCGGTTAAGGCATCTAGTATGATCTGTGGTATCTTTTCACCTATCGCAAGGTCAACCACCATCATCTCTCCACCGTCAACAGAATAACCAAAGAGCAGTATTTCAAAATCATGGCTTTCGCAATATCTATAAATCCCTGATTTTTGCAGATTCACTGAAGAATAAGTTTCTAAATCTATACTAATAGACTTCATTTTCCATTAACCTCTTCTCTTCTTTATTTCTGACACTAATTGCTGTATCTAAATCTTTAAACCAACCAAGATATCTGCGACACTTATTATATGAAATAGAAACTTGGTAACCTCCAGTATGTTTTGAAACTCCTGGTTTCCCACTTTTGTTATCACATCGCATTGGCCTACGAAAATCGACTTTGCCATTACTATAAGCATGTTTAAAATTCTTTTCTCCAGTAGACCATTCTAGATTTGACACATGATTATTTTGTTTATCAAGATCTTTGTGATTCACTTCATATTCGTCGGTTTTAGGTTGTGGCAAAAAACACTCCGCAACTAACCTGTGAATGTAAAAACGTTGTTTTATTCCCCTATACCTCAAAGTAATGCCTTGATAACCACGACCAGAAGTTTTAGGAGTTAATATACGTTCATGAAAATGAGAATAAACTCTTCTATAATTACTTACTAGATAGCGCCCCTCATATCCGGGTATGTCTTTCCATATCTCATCCATTCAATGCACCTCCGTTCCTAAAAAGCAGGTGGCAGAGGAAATACCCCCACCACCGTCAATTGCCCTTTTCTATTAAGCAAGGAAGTCATCGTCTGCAAGTGTTGTGAAATCGTCTGCTGCAGAAGTCTTACCACCAAGAGGCTCACCATCTTTAATTTTTTGAATGTTGCCAAGTCCGCAAGCAACACCCTTATTTCCGTTTGAGTTGAAGGCAAAGAAATTGAGAGAAACCCTTGCAAAGCAGCCGCTGTATACCTCACCGCGATCCATGATTGGCTTTACATTCTTGTCCACAATCTGTGGAGGCGTTTTGCTGTTGGCATTGATGAAGTAATGTCCTTTATATGCCTCGTCATCGCGCTCCACATCCCCATCACGCAGAGGAATCTTAATTGCGGCCTTATTAGGCTTCTTGCCACCAAACTTTGCGATACCTTCCTCGATAGCGGCATCAATTGCAGCATTTACTGCGTTAATGGTTTCTGTATCGTCCTTTGGGATGAGTACAGATACACTATACTTTTCAGCACCACCATTCACGGAAACAGGCTCCCATCCGTGGAAGTAAGAGAGTCTTGTATTTACACCTGTAATAACCTTTGTAATATTGTTCTTCATATTGATCAATCCTCCATAATTTCATTAAATTCATTTTTTGCACTCGTTACGTTCATAGCCACTCTTTTATCTGTTTTAGGAACAAGAGTTGGCTTGCCTGGTGGTTTTACTACGAGGTCACCAAGTATTTCCTCAAATTTGGTTTTGCCCATCAGCTTTTGCATCTCGGTCAAAGGAATAAGGCTCTTACGGTAAATATCCTTATATCCACTCTCTACAGCTTTTTGAGCTACAGTATCTTCATCTTTGTACTTACGAACTGAGCGACCTTCTACAACTTTAAAACCACTCCACTCTTTCCCACGGTTAACTGCTGCATCTGTGGCATAAGCAGTTACTTCATTGGCCCACTTTGTGAGATCAGGAATAATGTATAGAATTTCTTCAATCTCACTATCTGTAAGCAGTGGTGGCATCTTAAACTCTTTCTGTGCCAGTTTGAGCTTTTCATCGGTCCTTGCACGGCATCTGGTGGAGGCTCTACAGAAAGTACACCATGGGCCAGGGATATATTCACCTTCCCCTTGATAGGCTTTAGCTGCCTTTGGTTTTAGTTCTTCTTCTGCCCAGGATTTAAGTTCTTCTACCGGAACAGTCCAGGTGCTGACGTTTTCTCTTCGCGGCTGGAATATTGTCATTGATACTTCTTTGATGTCGTAGAGACTGTCATAGATTTCAAGAGCCCCTAATGCATAGAGTTTCATCTGAGGATTGTTTTCTGCGTCCACAAGGACTCCAATTCCGTATTTGAAATCCACTATGTGAAGCTTGTCATCTGAAATGATTACACAATCTCCCGTACCAAATCCATCTGGCACATAGCAAGAGAAGTCAAGGCGTTGTTCAATAAGAACGATAGGGTCAGTACAAGACTTTCTTGCAACTTCTACCTGCTCCATGATGAAGGCAACATAGTCATCTGTGCATTCTTCCATTTCATCTGAATCATACTCTGACACGGGCCTCTTACTTCTAATGTGGAGCGCTTTTTTCAACTTGTGCTCTGATAGTTCATGTGCCGCAGTACCTGCTTTTGCCGCCTCTCCGCTGGTGTTTTCAAACTCAAGCTCAAGCCTTGCAGATGGCAAGCAGTGAAGCCATCTGTGGGATGAAGATGCAGATAGAATTGCGTGATTACCCATTACCAAGAACCTCCGCATCTTTCAAGATGTCAGCGTAATATGCCTTGTCAACAGCACTAAGCTTATCAGCGCCATACTTCCCGATAATCTCTCGCACCTGCGCAGTAAAACCAAGCTGGCTTTTTTCAGCAAGAACCATGCGCACTTTTTCAAGTGGGATCTCCGGTTCTTTCGCTGGCTCTGTCTTTGTGGCAGGAGCTTCTTCAGGAGCAGCATCGCTTTCGATCATTGCCTTGCAAACCACTTCTATGCTGTCTGCAAGGCTTCGCATATCGCTTACCACATCAAGCAGTAACTTTACTTTGCTCAAGTTCATTTCCTCCTTTCGTAGTCTCACAGATAGCAAGTTCCTGGACACTATCTCCTGGAATCAGAATTGTTACACGCTGTTTATCTCCAAGGAGGAAACGTAGAATGCGCTCCCTTATGGTGACATTACGGCAAGTAACGATCCCGCCAGTCTGTGGCATTTTTGAAACACTGATCTTCAGGTTGTGTTTCATATCTTCACCTCTTTCAGAAGGGTCATTATTTGTTCCCCTCTATCTGGTAGCCGTGGGAGGACTAAAAATCTGACGGTTTTAGGAAATAACATAAAAATAATGCCCTCAGAAGTTTGAAACCTCCAAGGGCATGACTCTTGTCTATTCAATTTTGATAAAGGCATCTGTAAAACCTGCAGCTTTTACCTTGGCCAGCATAGCATCAGCATTGGACTTAACGCTGTATGCACCGACCTGAACCTTATAAAGCTTTTTAGTCTCTGATTCGGGAACGGTTAGCAGCTTTTTAACATCACCCCTGAAAGTATCCATACTCTTACCATGTCTAGAAAACCAGTGGCGAGGATCTCCATGATTACTGGCGATTTTCTTTTGGAAACCTTCATAGTGGCCAATAATATCATTCTCAGTTAGGCCATAGAGTTTGCAAAGGTGCGCACAAAGCTCTGTGGCTTCTTTGTAAACTGCACTGAAGTATGATGAATCTGAAAGATTATCTTCACAGATCTCAAATCCGATATGACTATCGTTTGCGTCACCACCTGCATGCCAGCCTCTATGTTCCCAAGGCAGTGTCTGATAAGTTGCGATGGAACCATTTTTAAGCTTTCCAATAAATGCATGAGCACAGACTTGCTTACCACCTGGTCTAAGCTGATTCCAGTGGTTATTATACTGGTTTTCTCCCAGTAGCCCATCATCAGGTCCAATATATCTGCGTAGATAGGGGTTGTTGGCTCCAGTGCTGTGCACCATGATGCCTTTAGGCTTGATTTTCTGACCTGCTTTATAACATTCATTTCCTGTTAGAATAAGTTTTTTAAGGTTCATTGATTTTTCCTCCTACGTTTTTATCAATCTATGGAAAATAAAAACGCCATAGGTCTCTGCCTATGACGCTTCTACTAAAATAAATACTCTTGTTCCATTATGTCGTCTTCATTTAAATCCCTTGTTTCATTTTCTTTCCCACATACTGGGCATGTGCCATAATAATCCCTAAAAGTCAAACTCCCTTCCAAGTGCATCCGATACTTTTGTAAGAGTATCGTCGCCCCACAATGGCATTTCATTTTCGTCACTTTCATCCCCTCCCAAAAGTATTATACGAAGAGAGTGAAAGTTTATTCAGCTAATCTAATTTTTCTTCATCAAAAATCTGATCGCTGTTTTCATGCCATAAGAAATCTAGAGTTTTCTTGCAGCTCGGACATTCCTCTTGATAGTTTCTCAGCACCATCTTGTTACTGTTGAGTACTTTGTAATTGATGACACACAGTGGTTCTTTGCAATAACTACAATTTATAAATACCATTTGAACACCTCCATAACTTACATATGCAGAAAATGTTCAAATGGCAAAACAAATATTTACTTTCTTCCGGATTTATCACCACCATCTTTAAGTTGTTCTAATACATCGCGGAGCTTTTCTGGAACAGGTAATCCTAGTCTTGTAGCGTTTTCAATGATACTGATCCCCTCATTAGACAGGTAAAAGAAAATCACTGCGGTTCTAAGAACACCTCCATCTCCGATGATATTCTGATCAATGATATGTGCTACCCCAACTAAGGAGAAAATCACTACTTTTTTAAAGATGCCCCGAGCACCAACGTCACTGGATAAATGCTTCTCAACAATACCGCACATGACGCCAAGGAGATAATCCAAGACAACAAAGGCAATCAGGGCATACAAAAAACCATCATAACCTCCCAAAAACCAGCCAAACCAACCACCAATTCCCGCAATAACTAATTGTGTATGTGTCCATATTTCTTTCATCAGTTTCCCTCGCTTTCATTTTTTGTGTATAAAAAAACGCCCATATTAAAAGGCGTTGGTTCCTATTCATAAACCCTGCTACTACTTGTTTTATCCTTTGTGATCTTCCCGATGTAGTCACTAAGTCTTCCCTTACCAAGTCTTCCTCCACTGTCCACTGTAAAATCGGTGTAGAATCCACCTTTCCCAAACTTATGAGTGATTTCAGTAATAAGTCCAAGGCTAGAAGTACCTTTATCACTTACAATTACTGCTTCATCGCCTAGGATAAGCTGTGGTCTGAATGGACCGGTGAAACTCTCGATCTTCCCGACATACTGAAGTCTTAAAGCTATCTGGTTTGCATAGCGCTCTGCATCGCTTACTGAAGTTCCTTCAGGGACATTCACGTAGAGAGTTTTGTTAGCCTGTAGATTCCAACCAGTATAGGTTTCAACTTCCCGATAAACTTTAAGAGAGAAGTCTTGGTTGTGGACGCATACTCGTCTGTAGGCTTCTTGATCATCTCGAACGATGCTTCTTGTGAAAATGTCCTTATTTCTATAGAAAGTGTAGGTTGTATTTCTTGTAAAACCAGCATAGTTTGAGGAACCAATTACAACCGTTCCATCCACCAGTTCTTTTATTTGCCAACCATCTAAAGCCTTTAGTATTTCCATGATTCCTTCAAGACAGCTCATTTTTGCATCAAACTGATAACCTGCAGACGTGCTGGTGTTTTCCACAAGCATCTCATCTGAACTGATATTCGCTCTAAACAGTATATCCTTCAAAATCTCATGGAGCACCATGTAGGGGTAGGAGTTCTCCTCAT